ACGTAAAGGATGACCTTGATTGCTTGAATCTTCTTGATTAAAGATATAAGTTGACCCGCGTTTCATTGTTAAAACAGGGTTATTTACGCCATTTATAAGATAAATATTAATACCACCAACATTTGCAACTGTAACTGTATAAGTGACAGTTTCGGCATCTGCGGGGTCAGCAATAGTTGTTGTCGTTGAAGATGTTGTTGTCTCTACTGGAAAATTAACAGCGTCAAGAAATCTTGCAAGCGTTCTTTTGCGCTGAACGACAGCGCCAGTTAAATCATTGCCGTTAAAATGCTGATTGACGTTTAACAAAAGGGCTGAAACGAAACCGAAAGCGTTACTGATTGTGAGTGTAGGGCGCGGAATCTGGCCGCGTTGATATGCAAAACCTGTTGCTTCGACAGGGAATCTTAAATAAGAATTACCCTGCCATACTATTTCGCCATTTGCGTTCAATGATGTTCCCGCATGAAATCTGTAAGTCTGTGCGCTTCCATGTTGTGCAACATTTGTTGTAAGTACAAATAATTCAATAACAGCGCTTGGATTGGCTTTCTGTAAATCGCTAATTATTGGGGCTGTACTCATGCTTCAAATACCTCCCTGAATGTTGCATCAATAACGGCTCTATTATTGTATGGAATTGATTTTGACCACCTTTCGCAAACAAATTTCTGTGAAGACGTTTCGCCGGGTGCTGTGAAATCAAATGATGCTTGATCATTTGCACGGGCATCAAGAAAAGTTTCTATTTCATCAGATTGTGTTTCCGTTACGTTGAAGGATAAATTATAAACTTTTGGATTTTGATGTTGTGCCAATCCAAAAACAATACGATGTTCAAACCCGTCCTGAAATCTTATCGTCCGCGCTCTTGGGGCGCTTCTTTTACTGAAGCCAGAATAAGTCGGTGTGATGCTTGGAAAAGTTGCCATTATGCTAATAAACCTCCCGGACGTTTTTGTTTGATAAGTTCAGTTTGAATTGCTGTTGCAAGTTGACGTCCAAGCGCTTGAGATTGACCTGTATCGCCTTCAACTGACGATTCGTTTGCATCAACATTAACAGTAATATTAGTGATGTCGCCACCGCCACCGATTTGATTATTGGGAATAATAGTTCCCGCAGTTCGAGGAACAAATATCTCCGGCCCTCGCTCGCCCACGATTGAAGCCTTGCCGACAGGCGGCCTTCCTCCATTTGCAAACCCTAAAAATCCTCCTATTTTAGTTCCACCAAATAAACCAGTAAGGGCGGCATTGATTCCAAGTCTTAACAAGGATGATGCTATATCATTAAGAATTGATCTTGCGGCTTCGCCAAGCGATCTTGTTCCTTCGACAGCACTAGCTAAGGCATCAGTAATACCTGTTCCAATATCTTGTCCTATTTGTTTGAAAGCATCATTTAATTTTTTTGCTTTTTCAGTATTATCTTTGATAATTAATCCTTTAAGCTGTAAATCTCGATTTATTATCTGTAAATCCATTAATTCTTTTAATTGGTCTCCTGTATATTTTTCCTCTAAATCTGTAATTGCTTGTTTAAATTCTGTCTGAATCTTAGCTTCTTCCGACAGTTCCTTCTCCACTTCGTTATTTCTTTCTAAAGCTTTATTTGTATCCTGTAAACTTTTTACGGCTGAAGCAAATTCTTTTGCGAGTGCTTCGGCGTCTGCTTCTGCAAATCTGTTTTCTAACTGTTCTAGTTTTTTCTTTGCATTTTCTAATTCAGCACTCATTGATGCAACTGTTGGTGTTAATCCGTTAAATTGTTCAGATAATAAATTTATTACTGGATTTGCATTTGCAATCTTTTCTTCTAATTTTTGAATAGTTTCTATTTGATCTAACATTTGCTGTTTTACGTCTGCTTTTGAGCCTTCCTCTATTACCCTGTTAAACTCCTTTTGAGCATTAATAACTTTTAAAATTTCAGTAGCTAACAATCCAAATGCAATAACAGCTAAACCGACTCCAGTTTTTGCAAGTGCAATTTTAAAAGCATTAACAGCAATTGTTGCTTTTGTAACGCCACCCGCAACTAAGAAAGATTTTGCCGCAAGTCCTGTCAAACCAGTTGAAGCTAATGCTGATTGAATCGCCGCGGCCTGAAAAGATGCAGCCATTTGAATAACTTGGCCAACGACTAAAGGGGCAATAATTGATATTCCTTTTATAGCCGCCGCAATACCTAAAAACGTAAATGTTACTTGGCCTGCTTCGCTATCAACAAACGAAACAATTCCTTCAATTAATGCCGTTGTTGCCTTTGTTACTTGTAAAACTATCGGTAACAATTTTGCTCCCAAAGTCATTTGCAATTCTTCAGTAGCATTACTGAATTTTTTAAATACTTCTGCGGGGGATGCAGCCATAATATCGCCAATCTTGTCTTCGCCTTCTTCAAGTGATCTGTTTAAGGCTCTTAAAATAATGTCAGATTTAAGAAGCCCTTTTGATGCAAAGTCTTTAAGTTTACCTTCTGCAATCCCTGTTTCCTTTGAAATAGCTGTCAATAATTGCGGAACTTGTTCTGCAATACTTCTAAATTCATCGCCTTGTAAACGCCCAGAACCTAAACCCTGCGCAAGCTGTGTAAATGCCGCGCTTGCTTCTGTTGCGTTTAATCCCGCTAATTTTGCAATAGTATTAAAACCCAAAAATGTAGTTTCAATATCTTTCATTGATATACCTAACGGCCTTAATCTTGCAAATATATCTGTTACGCCTTTTGTTGCTTCAGTTATAGATAAATTAAATTTATCCTGTGCCTTTGCAACTAATTCTTGAGCCTGTGCAAATTCGCCAAATTCAGACGTCAAAACTTTCATTCTTAACTGTAAAGCCTGAAAGTTTGAAGCCGTGCTGACAGCCTGTTTTGCAACTGCGGTAAATGCAACACCCGCAAATGCCGCTTTAAGTCTTCCTAAATTATTTTGTAACCCTGTTGATTGCGCCTGTACACCTTTTAATGCTCTTGTGGCCTGCGAAGCATCAACTGTAAGTTTTACATTAGCCTGTGCCACAAATCAACAAAACCTTTTCTTATATATTACCTTCTATTTGCTCTTTGGCGATTTAATTCTCTTTTTTCTCTTTCATTCTTAACTTCATAATATGCAGCCCAATATATCAGTTCTTCTTCTGTAATCAAAGAACGTAATTCTTGAATAGTTTTGCCTAGTTCTGTTGCGAGAAAAAATTCAAAATTTATCCAATTATCTCGCGATATTATTTTTTTGCTTTATCAATATCTAATTTAATATCAAACATAAATAATTCAATTTCGTTCAATACATTTTCTGGAAGTTCTCTTTGTAGGTTCGGCGCGTCTGCGGGTGCAAATGCTTTTGACCCATCTTCTAATTCTGCATTTTTACAAAGAAGATATGTTGATATTGTCAAAGCATCATCTGTATTTGCCGCACCTTGAGCGCGAACACGATCATCCCTTGTTAAAGGCTTAAAGTATAAATCGACAATTTTTTCGCCGTTTTTATTTTTAAATTCGTATTTTCTTCTGGCTGTCATCTGATCTTTATAAGAATCAGTTAACAGGTCAATAGTTCTTTTTTGCATTGGTTGATTAGTTGACTAATAAACTCAATGTATCAGATAGCGCTTGTTATGGTACCACTTGTTATAAAACTGATATTTATTACTTGGACTTCGCCAAGTGTCGCGCCATATTCTGCGTTTGTAATAATCCCCGCAAAACTAATTTTCTTTGCTGAAGTTGCTGAATCAGGGAATAGTTCAAATAATGCGTCAGCGTTGTCGCCTGTGGTTAAAACATCATCAATAAATGTTGTGTACCCTGCGCCTGTTTCTGATGGATTGTAAAGAAGTTCCGCTGAACCTTCACCCGCTATCAAGCCGCCGATATTTGATTTAAATGTATCGCCTTGTTTTGTTGTTTCCATCGTGTCTTTTGTTATAGACAAAGACCAAGATCTTGTTTGTCCAACGTCAGCTTCGGTGCCGCCCGCATTTTCAAACATAATTTTTCCAACATCGCCCTTGATAGCCATAACAAAAAAAAGAATCTATTTATAAATATATTAACTCTTAATTGTTTTTTTTACATCTTTTTTTAATTTTTCTTGCTTTTCCATATATCGTCTGCAACGTCCATCCCAATAAGCAGGGTCACGGCGACCCTTTACAGCTTCGATTGCATCAAGCATTTTTTCTGTAATTTCCATTAAAGTTCCTCGAAAATTTCAAAAGTCATTCTTAATTGCGTTTGGAATTGACCTTCTGGATTTGGATTGTCTACGACCTCCGGCCCAATCGGGGCATCGAAGATCACATTAGAAACTGTAATTCGATTGTATAAATCCCGCAACCTTTTACCGATTGTGTAGTTATCGCCCGAACCTATTCCCTGCGGCGTAAAGATATTAAAAACAACAATTCCATTTACGCGATTCAATCCGTCCGCATTTCCCTGCGTTAGATAATTACTTTCGCCAAATGTTGTAAGGCATTGAACAAAGGTTGTAACGGCGCTACTATCAAACGACATATTATGAAAGACAACAGATATTGCGGGGCTACTGGCAAGTTCTGTCGCAACTCTAGCTTCGATTGTTGCTCTTACTGTATTTAAATCAATAGCGGCCATTATTTACCCCTTATTTGGTTGTAAAGGTCTTGAATTTCGTTTGCAAGTTCTTTTGCCAATAAATCAAGATGTTTTGCTTTTAAGCCTTGTTTGCTTCTATATGTACCACCCCAAGACGGCGGCAAACTTGTTCCAAACATAACAGGTTCAGCATATGGAACATTATTGTGAATATTATATTTTTTTCTAAAATTTTCTTTGCCTAATTGATAATTTAAAGGCTTCGGCGGTCTTACGACAGTTCCTTTACCAGAAGCGCCATATTTGCCTTCTGGTGCGGGTGCGCCGCTTTCTGCGTTTTCTCCTATCTGCCAAGAAACAGCAAGCCTTCCAGAATCTACAGGCGAGCCTTCTTTGACAATACGATCTCCCGTTAAAACAGTTACCGACAACAAAGTATTAATTTGTTCTTCTGAATAATCCCCGATTTGGTCAACGCGTATTCTTCTCATGTTCTTAGATAAAGGGTGTAAGAAATATCGGTTCCGCCTGATGTTTTAGTAAGGACGCGAATAATATTATGTACAATATTTGAAATAAGAACCTTATCTTTTGTCGTAGGTTTTGCCGTGACAGCCGCAGCCGATATTGTAATTTTTTTATCTTCCGCCTGAATAAGTTCATTTACTTCACGCAAATTGACATCTTCAAAAACAGCCTTGACAGTTGCATCGCTGTTCGATTCAGAAATAACGCCTGTTGTTGTATTGTAAGAACCCGCAGTAATAGTTCTAATGGTTACGTTTTGACCAAATCCTTCAATTGATGCAACCTTATCAATTGCTTTTTGAATAGCACTTGCAAAGTTTGGCATTAGACTTTATAAGCTATGCAAGCGCCACTTGTTAAAGTAATACTTGTAAATAATCCGAAAATAGTTTGACCCGCAAGAAAAGTTTCAGAATCTATTGAATTTCCTGAATAATTATGAGAAGCCGTGTTGATTTGTGTATCTTCTTTAAAAAAAATACTTTTAAATCTGCCTGTGTGTGCGGCTGTGTCTGTAATTAGTTCCCCGCCAAGTGCGTAATCTGGGTCTGCGTTGTACATGAAAAATTAACTCCTTTTGATTGAAATGTTACCCGGCCCGGAAATCCGTAAGCCTGTGAAATAGCGTTCAAATAATGGCGGAACGCGATCAGCGCCAACGGAACCGCTGAACACGGGTTCAACAGCGATACCGCCAACGCCTACTCTTTTATAATCCTCCAAGCCTGATAAGCCAAGTCCTGATTTATTGTTATTCAAATAAACAGCCAATATTGCCTGCGCTCTTTTAACCTGATCTGGAATTTCTGTATCTGTAAAATAATCTGTTGTTATGCGAAAAGGAAATCCGACAGCATATGTATTTACATAAGTGTCTGGTTTTCTGACTCCTGTTCGCGGCCATTGTAAAGCCTGAGTATCTGTTGCCCTTGCTCCAAGAAATCTTTCGCGATCAATTCTGATCGTACTTGTATATAACGCGCGGTTTTTTTGGTCATCAGTTGCAGAAGCCCACGCTGTAACATCATCGTCTTCAACAAGACCTTCGATGATTGCATTTGCGTCTGTCAACGTCAAATAACTATTTGCTGTTGCGCTTCCCGCTGTTGCGACTATTGTTATCGCCATTTTCGACCTTAGATTTGGATTTACGTTTTTTTGTTTTAGTAGGAATAGAAGCCACCGCAACGGCAGCTTCTTTTTCCCTTATTCGCTTAAAAGCAAACAATCCCATTTAACCCTTAATTATTTTGTAATTAAGAACAATGGCTTCACTTAATGAACCGCCA